CAGGTATAAATAATATATTATCATCTGGTATCACTTGTTTACATCTAGGTTTTCCTGTTTTATCTTTATTACCAGTCAAACAGTCTTGAAATGCTTTAACATACGGCCATGCTCTATTATCAGCATCCCATAAGCTACCACTACCACCTTCTCTAATTGTATCATGCATTTCAAGCACTATAGATATAGGATATTCAATTATGTCATTCATTTGATTAACATAAGGTTGAAAACTCTCTTTTATCGTGCTCAACACTTTATTTCTTACGTGCGGACTACATTCACCATTGTAAATCTTTTGTCCATTAATCGCCATATATCTTGCTGTACCTTCAGCACGAGGATTTGCAATAACTCGCTCTCCTTCTCCATCGCATAAAAACGTCCCTCCTAACATGTTTACCCATTGATATGGTAAACTAGCATATTTCTTAGCTTTAGGAGCAGGACCTCCCTTTTTGTAATACTTTTTTTTACGACTGTTGCTAAGTTTAACTTTTCTTATATATAGCGGAATTTCGATTGTTTGTAATATCATATAGTTAGTTTATAATGAAGAGGGGGAAACCCCCTCTTTGTTATGTTAGTTTTATTTTATAAAGATATAGTTTCGGTAGATGCTTGTTGAATAGACTCAACAAGTTCACCATGAGATTTAATTATATGAGCATTGATTTTATCCCACTCTTCATCAGTCTTAGCTGCATAACTGCTACTATGATAAATACCATGGTTTAATGCAACCAAAGAACCATATACAAAGTATTGAATAACACGAATAGCTTTGTCTCCAGAATAGTCAGGAATAGCTCCAATATGCATTGGATCTACAAAACAAGTATGAATGTCAGCACCATTCCAAGAAGCAATGTAGCTTAATCCACCTAAATGAAGACCTTTAACACAAGATGCATCGTCATTACAATTTACTTGAGACCAATCTTCCAAACGATGAACATGGCCAATCTTGATGATATGACCTAACTTGTTAACAAGAGGACCTTCACAGTAGAAAGCGTCTCCACTTGTCCCCATCATATAAGGAACGAATGTACGAGCTTCAGCATCAATGTCATCTCTGTTATCTCCTTCAACCTCACCAGTGTCTTCATTAAAACGTTTAGTAAAACGAGACACTTGCTTAAGTTCTCCGTATTCGTCTCCAACAAACTTAACTTCTAATTCGTTACTTGTTTTATAACAAGCTATTAAACCTTCTTGCGTAATCTTAACTTCATAAGTTAAAGCTGCTTCACGTGCTAACTCTTCACTTAACCCAGCCTCCATCTTCTCTGTTACAATAGCAGGATTAATATAAGTCATGTTAATGTAACTAGCAAAACGAGTAGCAAAGGCAGGTTGATTTGCCTTTTTGTTACGTAAGAATCTCTTCCAACATTTAACAATAGGGCTGATGTCAATACCTTTATCAACACTCTCTTCTAAACGTCTAACTAAAGGTTCTGGAATAGCGATGCTGCTAATAGCTTGTCCTATCTTAAGGTAGAATTGTTTTGTAGCAGGTTGTACATACAGTTCGGGATGAAAAGCTTCAATCTTCTCTTTATAGTCATTCTTACAAATGCCCTCTACTGACTCCAATAGAACGTTCAATTCATCAAGTGTTTTGACTGTGTTAGAAGACTCACTAATCTTCATCAATTGCTCGAACTTATCGACACTATACATTACATTAAACTCTTTATCTCTACAAGATACTGTAATGTTTTCTCCAATTCTGTTTACAATAATCATAACTTTGTTTTTAAATAGTTTGTGTTTTTAACATAATTCTCTTTGTCAATGATGCTACTCAGAATCTGAGCAGCTTCACTAATCTTATCTTGCTCTTCTTTAGTAAGAAGTCTTGATTCACCAAAGTTTGTTAAATTTTGGGCTTTTTTACGAATAGCTCTAGCTATACCATTTCTATACCAAGGTAGATACTCTGGTAAAGTAAGTATCTTAGGTGGTTTCTTATTACGTGTAGTATTAATATAAGAAAACTTAGATAGGTATGATGAATAAGAAGTTTTAAATAAAGCAACCCTATTCTCAGGTAAAAACTTGAGCTTACTTGTTACTGCAAACTCAGGTTCACTCTCATATATAGGATCATCTACATACATGTCTTGGAGTTGATGCTTAATGTTAAGTAAACTTGACATTTCAAGAGTTGTTAACTTTCTACTCTTCTTTAATACGCTCATACTTAACTTTCTTTAATTCAACATACTCTTCAATCATCATACTTTGTTCTAATGTAGGCGTTCTATATAAGAACTCAACACTGTTTAACAACTGTAAATTAGCTGCATAGTTGTTTAAGCTTTCCAAGATGTTCATCATCTCTCTGTCTACAACAAGTGTCTTAGAGGCAGGTAGAGTTAACTCTTTAACCAAATCACCAATCTCTTGTGAGCTTGCGTTTGCTTCATTAAGAACTTGTAGTTTCTCAGACTTATCTAAGAAGTCAACAAAGTTCTTATGAAACTCTCTGACTCCCGAGCGATTCATGTAATTGTCTAAATTAGTGTGGTTGTCTTTATAGTATTTCATTAAAGTCTTCCAATCAGCATGTGCATCTTCGTTTATGTTTTCAAAACCACGCATAAACTCCATCTCCAACATTAAATCACCGATCTTTCTTGCTGTATTCCACTTAACTACATGTTCATTCATAATATATTCTTCTCCTTCCAAATAACCAAAGAAATCAGCTATAGGCCTATGTCTTTTAAAATGTTTCTTAGCATTCATTGCCACACTGGCAATTCTAATAACAGAGTTATCAAACCTTTCGTGACTAGCAAACCTAGATAGAGGTTGATCTAAAATATGACAAGCATACTGTAACATAGGTTCATCTGCTTGAAAACCATAGAAAGTAGGAACTGTACTTGATTGTATATCAACAACTCTTGGTTCAACTTTAACTCTTTTATAGGTTTCCTCTCCTGTATCATTACGAGCTAGAAATCTAGTTGAAAACGTTTTATAGACCATGCGAGCTTGCAACTTACGTAACTCAGCCGGTGTTGGTTCAACAACATCTTCTTCTATATCAGACTCTACTTTATCTAAACTAACTCTGTAAGTATCAGGCGCATTAACTAAATCATACTTATCAAAAGATAAGTTGTCTTTAAGAAACGTTCTGTTTTCAGCAGGAGTCTTATTTAAGAACAATAGTGGTAGCTTATGTGATTTAGCTGTTTCATCATAGGAAACCTTAATAAAAGGTGAACCAGAACACAATACGTCATATATATAACAATCTGTGTATCTGTTACTTCTAACTGACTCAGGTTTATGATAAAGAGCATAGTTTACTACATCACTCCAAGAGGCTTTGTCTTCTTTGACAATGTACTTCTTAGTAGACCTATCTAACACTTTCTCACACTTTGTGAGTGTGTAACCGTTGAAGAAGAATTCTACAATCGGGTGGAACTTGGCTCCGGTTCGTTTATGAGTTGGCTTAGCTTCTTTTAAGTCAACGATACGACTTATCCTAGATAAGATGTTGCTATCACCATTTGAATAGGAGTTTATATTAACACAGGCTTTTAACCAATCATGTAAACTGTCATGTTTAAGCTCTTTTTCGATAAGCTTACTTGCCTCTTCTTGAGCTGCTTGAAAACGAGACTTAATAAACTCACGTGTCTTAGGTGTCCATCGAACTGTTTCTCGTGATGGAACAACTTCAACACCTTCATTGATAACTACTTCATTGCCATCTTCATCTTCAATAACTTGTCTAATAGGACATTTGATACCAATGTCACCTCTCATATCCTCAAGTTCCAACTCTTCAAAGTCAATGTGACCATAACAAACTCCAGTTTGCTTATCTATATCATCTCCACCTTTTATAATAACCACATGTGGCTTGCTATAAGAAGTTCTTTTAGATATGATTAAGTTCTCAGAGTTATAAAGAACATCTGCTCTAAAGTCAATTGTATAAGAACCATCTACACCACGAACATTGAAGTCAACATTATTAAAATATAATAACTGTGTCTTAACTGCCGTTATGTAATCGTTTTTATGATGTTTTAAAGCTGGAACACTTATCTTTGTGTAATTTAAAGATGTTGTTTCCTCTCCATAGATAACATAACCATCACTGAATGTGTAAGCTTTGTTAGGTAAACCTGTATTTAAGTTTAAAGAACCAATCATACTACTGACTTTACGATTAAACACTTTAAGAACATAAAGCACTCCATTATAAGCAGTCTCAATTGTATAAAAATCAGCACCAGTAGACAAACCTACCTTAGCACCTAACCCAAACGCTCCGAGAGCATCTTTACGGTTTCTTTTAGTACTATATCCAATTTGAAGAATTCCTTCAAGTCTACCTAAACCAATACCAACTCCGTGGTCAACTACTTCGAATGTATCACAACGACCACTTCCTTCTCCTTGAATGTAGTTTAACTCAATGTTAGTTTTAGATTTGTTTAACCACTTTGTATCGTAGTAAGTAGGATCCCAAGCAGAATCACTATATAACGCACCTTCACGTTTAATAAAATAATCTTCAACTTTAGCTTTTCCGGAGAGTATATCTAACGCACGTTCCTTTTCACTTTGTGAATCTACCGCATTTGCGGTAAGCTCTCTTACAGTGGAAGGAACCGGTTTTGTATATTGTTGAGCTTGAACAATATCCATAACCATGCCCTCAGCAGCTTTATTGATAGTACGTGACATGCCGACTGTACCAACGGCTTCTTTCTTTTCTACTTCTTGTATCATTTTTTTGGATTTGGGTTTACTAATAAAGGTGTAAAATCTAAACGAAAGCTACCGGCGTATTTAAATTGTAGTTTACTATAACTTATGTAAACATGATTGTCTTTGAAACCAACAATATAAACTCCTCTGTCTACTTTTCTATCATAACCACCTATGTATATTTCAGCACCTAAATATAAAGAATCACCATTTATATCTTTAAACTTGGCTATTTCTTGTTCAATACCGAGCATAACTCATCTTTAATAAGTTTAACATTCTTTTCATCATTTTTATGAACATCTGTGATATCTTTACCTCCATAATCTACAGTACCAAATCTACCGTTAGTTATAAAGAAGTAAGGTATATTATACAACTTTCTCATTATGTTAGTTGAACGAATACCAGTTAAGTCAAAATCGAACATGATAACTATGTTATCAAAACGGCTTTTTAACTCTAACATCTTGTCATGTGATATGATCACTGTCTCACTACTTGTGGCAATCGAAGCTATACCTAATTGGTATAGATACATGACATCTTTCATACTTTTTGTTATTACTAACAAATCTCCATTAGAAGGTAATTGAACCTCCCCTTGTAAACCAAGGTAGTTGTTTATAAAACGATATTCAATTCGCTTAGGCATGTATAACTTATACTTACCATCAAACCAATATCCATAACACGGGTCTTTATCATTATTATGGTATACAACTTTATCATTTACCCAAGCAAACTTAACAGCTCCTACATTATAATAAACAAGTGTAGAACGACATATTCCATAAGACTGCCAATATAATGCATCATTCTTGTTATAAGCTCTCCATTTAACAGCTATAATTGATGACAAACGATGTTGATTAACTTCAGTTATCTCAACTGGTTTTCTTTCAACTTTAGGACTTAATCCAAAGTCACCTGCTATTATTTTAAGTGCTTCATAAAAGTTACAACCATAAATATGCTGTACAACATTGAAACAGTCGCCACTAAAGTGACCTGAAAAGTCTTTGAATAAAATAACTCCATTTTCTAATCTTTTAAATCCACAAGTGGGTGTATTATCAGAACGTAAAGGGGAGCAAACTCTCCCCTCATACGTAACTGACATCAAGTATCTCTCAAAGATTTCTTCTTGAGATACTTGATTTAATACAAACTCTTTGTTGATTTCAACATTAAGTAAAAAAGACATTAAGATCCGAAAGGTACTTCTTCTTCACCAAATCCATTACTAAACGAAGGAGCTCCTGCATCAGCAACTACACCATAGTTACTCATACTTTTAACTCTATCGTAAGGAATACCTTCTTTATCCAACTTGTCACTAATACTTAAAGAACGTTTCTTTAACTCAGTATTAATAAACTCACCAAAGAACGGTAATTCACATAATGAATCACTACCTTTCTTATAAACAACTTTCATTTGAGCGGCTCCTCCAATACAAGAAGATAAATTAGCTGCAACTTGACCAAATAATTCAGCATGATTATTAGCTTTCATTGCTGCAATTTCTTCAGGCTTAATATAAGCTTCTAAAATTTGCTTTAACTGAGCCATAGCACGCTTTGCTTTAGTTTCGTTATACTTAGCATTAGATGTATCTTGATTGTTTAACCAAAATCTTGGTTTAAATGAACCTACATTTCCTTCTTCAGTTCCGACAAATGTTACATCTAAATCACCACCTTCTGTGATTTCTAACTTAGATAATTTTACAGATACAATACCTGGCTTTAATAAAGAACTACCTTTTTCGCTTGCTACATCGTTAAATCCTACCATGACTTTTTACTTTTTTTTTGTTTTGTTTGTTAAATAAATTAAATATATAAAAAGGTGGGTTAAGCCCACCACTCTAACTATGAATTAAAACTAACTCCAGACTCACTTTCAGTTTCGTAATGAGGAGGTTGAACATTTTCTACTGTATCGTAAATAGTTTCAGTAGAATTATCTACATCTTTAACGTCAGTCTTTTGCTTTAACTCTTCAATACGAGCACGTTCAGACGCACCATTAAGAGTTTCAGATAAAACAAACCAAACACGATTTGTATTAGGATTTGTTATTGCTTCTCCAGTAAGCTTCCACTCAGAACAAGCACCGCCCAACTTATGGGCAATTAATTGATGACTAAATTCACGAGATGAGTTAAGAGGACGACCTTCTTTATTAGGTTCTCCATCAATAATACTTGGTACAGTACCAATAGCTAAAGCTCCACTCATATCTTGTAAAATGTGAATACGACTGTTGTCATCATACGCTAACTTAGTTAAAGCATCTTCGCTTAAACGAATCTTGTTTCCTGCGAATACTTTTAACTCTGCTAACTGTAATCCTTTTTTGTTTGTTAAGTTTTCTGCTGTCTCGAAATTAAACATGTCTTTCTTTTTAAAATGTTGTTGTTAATAAATAATTTTAGTTGGTTAGTAAGGGGAAACCCCTTACTCTCCATAATACTCTCTAATTGCAGTTGTAACCTTTCCTAAGTCATTCTCTATGAAATCTGCATCAAACATACCTTCAGGAGACTTAGCTGTAGTTGTTCCATCACTGTTAGTTACAAAACCATAAGTACGCTCATCTTCGATGACTCTGATTTCACTAAATAACACTACAGTAAATAAACCTTCCATAGTAAGCTTTTCTGACACCATCTTACCAATAGTTTTAATTTGACGAAGTGGTTTAAAGTTTTCACTAACCTCTTCTTCGTGGTTTAACACATAAATAATCAAGTCTTCACGTAATGTTGTTGCTTTGATTAAAGGTGCTGCACCATTCTTACCAATGGTAGCAAACTTACTAAAACCTGTTTCATCAGCTCTTTGAAAGAACTCAAAAGCCATAAGATATTGATAATCATCAAACACAACTACTTTAATGTCATGTCTTTTCTTATCTACTAAACTTAATAACTGTTGAAGCTTATTAGAATCACTAGTTTTAATATAGTTTCCTGTTGAACCATCTGCACTAAGAGGTGTGTAAAGTTTCTTAAACCCTTTCATAGGAATTGCTTTACCACTAACTGATACAATAAGAGTTTCTGAGCTATCTAACCCAATAACACTTCGTGTTTTACCTGTGCTACTTCTTCCTACTACTGCTACTAATTCTGCCATAATCGTCTATTTTAATTTATTACCTGAGGCGAACCTCGGGCAATACTAAAGCTTCAATTGAGCACTTACTACAGGAATAGCTCCCGTATCCTTAAAAGACGAATGTAACTCATTAAAAATAGCATACTCCATTTCATCAAAGTCAAAATAAGCTAGTTTATTCCACATAGGTATAGTAAGATCGGCCACTCCCGAACGATTCTTAACTAACTCGAAATAAACCATCTGAATTAAGTCTTCTCCAACTTGAATTTTAGTAGGTAATTGATTAGGCGTATAACTTTGGATGCCAAGTTTCGCAGGTATGTGTGAAAAAATAATATAGTCGCTGCATTGTTCAATGCTGCTAGCCCCAAAAAGGCAACTTGTGTCAGGTCTGTGTGATTCATTGTTTCTTATTCGTTCGACTTGTCTTATATCTCGATTCATTTGACTTAGTACCAATCCTACAGAATGACCACCTTTTGATTGTATGTATTTCTTAGCATCAACCAAGCCATACATAAGGTCGTCAATTCTATCTTTCTCTTTCTGTCCTTCCTTTCCTTTACAAAGTAAAGCATGATCTATTTCATAAACAATAGTTTTATCATTTATTTTACACTCCTTCTCCCAGTAGTGTACAATAGAGTTTACAATGTTATCTGGAGTATCTGGAACATCAATAAAGTCAATATCACGAGAAGCTAAAGTATCCCAATAAGATTCAAGCATTTTATATTGCTCATCAGTAAGTGGTTCCTCAACTGAATACAAATCTTTCAAACCTACCCGAGATTCAGTTACTATACTACGTCCAATTTGTTGATGACTAATCATCTCAAAATTAAACACATACTGCTTAAACTTCATCTTTTTGTTAAACGTAACAAAAGAATCTCTAAAACATTTACTAATGGTACTTTTACCAGCGCCCGAAAGAGCACTGATAGTAGTAATAGTATCGTTTTCGATACCTCCCATTAAGTTTTTGTTTAATTTAGGAAACTTAGTACGTATTGAAGTTATTAAACCTTTTCTTCTTGCTTCTACATACTCTTTGTTTTGAGCCACAACTTCTGTTGAGCTCAACTTATTCATTATTTTAAATGATTTTGACATCGTTAGATATGTTTTGTTTCTTAAGTCGTACTTCACGTATAACAAGCCAGTACTTTGTAAGAACAAACTTCTTTAAACCTAGTTTAATAGCATCATTCTTAATACCCCAGGCTATGTCATCAAGAACACGTCCGTGCTCTTCAACGTCATTATTTATAAAACGAAGATAATCCTTAGCTATCTCTTCAGCAGACGCTGTAATACCTAAGAAAAATCTACCGTCACTACCTTTGAAACGAGTTGGATAAGCATCCATTAGTTGAGTTGGCATAGGATAAACCTTAAGGCTAAAATACCTAAGGAACTTGGGACTTAACTCGTAATAATCATAGAAAGACTTGCCATTGTCGTTTAAATCTATGATAACATCACGAGCTATTAAGTCAGCAAGCTCATTAGGAGTCAAACCTTTTGTAGTGTTTTGAAACTCTAAGGCCATTTTGTAGGACTGCTTCTTCCAATCTGCTCCATCAAAAGTAGGATCAGGTGCTAACATTTTTACAAACAATAACTGATTTGCTGTTAACTTTAACTCTTTTAATAAACGTAAATCATCTTCAACTGTGAATAACATTGTGGTCGTGTTTAAACAACCCCTTGATTATCTCAATTGCATCTTCTAAATCATCTGCCCAAATAGCTGATGACTGGCAATTCGTTAACCATTTCTCATCTTGTGTATTAGGTACATACAGATTTACAAACAAACCTCGTTTACTACTTCCATCAGAAAATGTGTAATTCCTAGCTATTCGACCAGTACGCTGAGTATGTTGAGTAGGATTACTTGTACGACTTGCATCTATACCAAATATAATATCTGGTACATCAAACCCTTGGTCTAAAGCCTTAGCTGTACAAATAGTTTTTACAGCATTAGACTCAAAGAGGGACAAAGCTTCTTTCTTTAAAGTGGCAGTACCAACTTTCTTAAGAATATTCCAATACACTTCAAAACCATTTTCAACAGTTCTATATTTCTTAGAAGGATCCGCTCTAACTGCTCGTTCAGCACCACTTAAAGTTTTGTATAAACGTTTCTTTTCAAATACACGCTCTTCTGGCTCTAAATAACTATGATAAGCCACTGATGGAACTGATTCATGTACTCTATCTACAAACTTAGTTGATTGGGAAAACGTGATAGTCTTGAGGTTGAATTGGTTAATTAATTCAACTGTCGCAGCTACCTTACACTCATTGTTGTATAATATCTCTTGGCGAAGTTTAACACATCTTTGACCTTGTACGGCATCTCGTATAATGTCTGTTGTTTTAGAGTTTAACTCGGCTTCGGGATAGAACAAACGAGCATGTTCACGTGCGCTTTCCAAATTCATACACGATCTCATAGTATCGAAATCACCAAACTTAGCTGTATATGACCTAATTTGTTTAGAGAGGTTTGTTAGTTGTTGTGTCTCATCTCTTGATAAGTAAACAGGAACATTGATTTCAACAAAATCATTAATCCAACCATTAGAAATTGCTTCTTTTTGGCCAATGGTAACAACTACAGGTGCATAATAGTTCAATATATTTTCACGACCATCAAGTCTCTTTAAAGTAGCAGTTAAACCCATAATCCAATTATAGTTAACTCTCTTAAATACATTACTAAACTGCTGAGCAGCCATTAAATGCATCTCGTCAATAATTAACAAATCAGTCTTATAGACGTCTACTTTTAAAGCGATTGTATTAATAACATAAACTTTACCATAGTTAATTAAGCCAAAGTTTGTTAAAACAGACTCCCACTGCTCTTTTAAAGGACGAGTTGGAACAACTACTATAAAGCGTCTATTAATATTCTTCTTAATCATCTTCTTTATAGCAAGACATGCTATAATACTTTTACCAAAACCTGTAGCACACTCCATTGTACCACGACCATTGTTTTTAATCCAAGTTACAACACTTCTTAACTGTTTGATATACTTACTTTTATCAATCTTCTCCTTCGGTATTCCTAGTAATGTAGTCATCTTTTAATTGTTTTAAAAGACTTAAAGAAACAGTTCCCTCTAAGCCTTTGGTTAAACCTTTTTCTTTAACATTATCATATACGTTATTAAATTCAGATTCTGGTAAGTCTAATACAAAACTAATCAGCTCTTCTTTTAAGAAAGGATTTGATATATTTCTAAGTTTTTTTAAAAGATACCTTTGTTTCAAATAAGGAATAATACTCTTAACATGTTTTTTATCTATTTTTATTCGAGTTCCTTTAGAAGTTCCATACTTTTCTACCATATTAAAATAAACTTAATTGTTCAGGTTCTATTAATCTGACAATCTTCATAGTTTCTCTTATGTAGTACTCATAATCAATATCACGTTCTAATATAGGACATTCAACATAATCATTCATAAGCATAACACCTGAATCTTTGAGAATGTGACCTCTCTTACCAGTTTCAGTGTTTATCTTATAAAAATAACCACCTTTTTTACATGCGTAAAATCGATTAGTTTTTTGTTGATATTTATCCATCCAAAAAGCTTTAAACTTACCACCCATTTTTTGCATCATGCAAAAGTCATGTATGTTTTCATGGTTTGTTATAAACTCTCTAATATTAGAACCATTTATGAAATACTCATAAAGAGCTTTCTTAACTATAGGTTTATCATACCCTTTTTCTAGAAAGATGTCTCTTATAAAGAAACCTTTTTCTTTTACTCCTCCTCCTTTATATACAGCTAAGTATGAATTTACATCACGTCTTATAACACGTTCGTACTCAGTGTATTCTAATTCAAGAAGAGTTTCTTTCTCCCATTGAGCACATATTGCATAATACTCGTCTAATTCATCTTTAGGTATCATACATGTTATCCCATCAGTATTCAATGAATCAACTTTAAAACCAGCGTCAGTCAATCGTTCGCTTAACATAGATAAAAACAACTGTCCATTTAAAGTGATACACATAGCAACCATAGGATCATACAACCAACTGTATTCACTAATTAGTTTTCCATAAGAACCATTTAACATAAGCTTGTAAGTATCAGACATCAATGCCATCTCCTTATCTTTCTTAGCTAAAGGTTTAAACTTATTAACCCTATCATCTCTAATCTGTTTATATAAAGGTAAAAACACATTAGAATTAAGATGAGCAGGACACCAACCATACTGAATCCATAAACTTGGATAAAGCGAACTAACGTCAGCATCCATGTATACCCAATCAGGTTTAGGTTTAACTTTACCAGGTCGATCTTTACTGTGAATACCACCAGTACCATATACATGTTTAACTCCACCATATATAACACTGTGCTTTAATGAACCTTTGGTCTCAGTTATAGTTTTACTTTTAAGGGTATTCAGCAAGTTATTAAACTCATCACTCTTAAATACTACATTGTCAAGTATACATTCTCCTAAGTTAATTGAAGGTCTAAATGTTCTTTTATTCATAAACTCACGACCTCCAACTTTCTCAGCATACATCTTAGCAAACAAGCTAACTCCTGTATTAACAGAGTCTTTGCTTAAACAAGATAATTGAAATTTCTTTTCAATACCTAACCTTAAATCAATATCATTCCCCTTTAAAACAGCAAGTTGATTAGTGGCACCTATATCATTAAAGTTATAGATTGCCACTTCATCCATTGCTATTTCAGTTAAATCTTCATCAAACGGGTAAGGTAAATCTTGTACTTTATGCCAACACATAAGTACTTCCATTTCTTTAAGACTTATTCTACCCATAGTGCTTGCATGAAGAGTCATGAGATCAATGCTTCTAAACGGAGTTTTTACATAACCGTTTACCACTCCGTTTATGATATTTTGAGAAAGCTCATATAAATCACTATTATTTAAAGGTGATTTCAACAATTCCATAATGACAACATCATCATAGTAAGAATTGTTATAACCTATTAAATAAGTAGCCTTTCTTATAAAACGAATCATCTCTATATAATCATTCTTTCTATGACTTATTTCAAATTGCCAAGAACCATTTCCTTTAAACTCTTGAAAACCAACACAAAAATAATTCTTATATATTTCAATATCATACACTAGTCTCATCAGTAACTTCTTTTATTTCTAAAACTTCTAAAACATCAACTCCTTTGTCGTATAACTCTGTATCAAATAAATAATCTACCAAACTTCGTTTCTTAGGAATTGTAGGAATAGCTTTAGTTATACCTGTTACAAACAAACCTGTTACTTTATTCTTAGTAGTTATTAATTCAACGGTTATATCAACCATTGTTCCAGCCGTAGGAAAGAATTGATGTTCTAATATACTTGCTGATAAACCTACATATGAAGCTTCTGCATACATACCTTGTCTATATAAAGAATTCATTTCTTTATCTTGGAATATGCTTCTAGCTGCAAAATTAACTATACCTATTTGCTTAGCCCCTCCTGCTCTTACTTTACTGTAATTGCAAGTACTTGAAACTTTAACACGGTAAAAACCCTCCCGTTCTATTACCGCTTTACTCGCTATTATTCTAGCACTTTTATCTTTATCCATAGGACTAAGACAAGTAGGTATTAATTCATTAAACCTTCAATATAACTTTCAAAACCAGTGTCTAAATCATCTGCAAGAAGTTTAATAGTCATTTTCATAATAAAGTCACACATCTGATTATGTAAATTGTTACTCATTTCAACAGCTATCATATAACATACTATCTCAGAGTCACATATCTGTTTAACCATCAAAGCTATATCATCAATGGTGTTAGTTGGTCTGACAAACTCAGTAGCATCTGATATTATATCAACTGCAATGTCTTTGTCTTTAATAAGTTCAGATTTACTAAAGTCATTAAACTGCTTTTTAAGACGTGTTAATAAAGCTTCAGCGTAATCGTGCACTAAGTTATTAACAAACTTCAACTCTTCAATTGTTAAACCACATGCCTCACCTAAGGTGTCAGCATCTCTGTTCTTTATAATCATATATTTCTTTTTAAACGCAAAAAAGCGAGGTCTCCCTCGCTCTTCTTTAAAATAACTCTTTCTTTAACTTCTCAATGCGTAACAACGCCTCTTCTAAACCAATGACCTCATCCTCTAAGTCAAATATCTTTTGGACATCCAACGGGAATCGGTCTTTAGCTAATTCTAACGCTTCTTTTGCTGCAATTAACTTCTCCTCTGTTCCCAGAGCTGTACTTTCCAATCCGTGTTGTGCTTTTTTTACGCACATTGATTGGTTTTCCAATTTCTTCTGATCTTTCGACTTTGTTAGTCTCTCGCTGTACTTCATTGCTTGTTCTTTCATTTTCAAATAAAACGTTACTTATATGAGAAGGTTCAACCTTCTCTCCTGTTGTTAATGTCCAAGGGACATAATATGTACCACGTAGTCTTTTGCCATTGTGTTGACAAGTTCCTTCAACGTGATAACCACCTGGTAAAATGGTTTTTATAACACCTTCTATCTTACCTGCTGATACAAAGTCTTTAACATTACACATTGGGTAATTTCCATACTCAAGGATGTGGTCAAGAACGTCAGCACGACAAGGTCTGTTACAAATGAATTTTATATCACCATTTACAACCATTTCACCAAAAGCTTCATGTGTTATACTCAAACTCTTCCTCTTACCACGAGCATCATTTATAAAACAAATGATATCATGAATAGCACTTATATAATAATAATCACCTATATAATATACATCTCCTTCGCTGACTTCTCTTATATTCATACTCTTGTTTTAAAAGAGAGGCTTTCACCTCTCTAAAATAATTGTTATACCTTAGATTACATCACACTTATAGGTAGTGATTTCTCCTTGGTTTCGAAGAGTAGTGACGATCAGATCTAACTCTTCATACAGGTAGGTTACAAAGTAACGACTTGTATAGTTCAAAAGTAATGCAATATTATGTACTAAACAAGAACTTAGAACAATTTCTTTAACAACGCCTTAGATTTAGCTAAACCTTCAGTTAAGCTATCAACATTAGACTCGGCATTTAAGATGTTTTGAGTATAGAATGGTAAAGTACCATAAGATTTCTCCAACTCTCTTTTAGCTTTAGTTAGAGCTCTTTCAGTAGCTTTAATGTCCGACTTTAGTTGGTCTTCTGCATCTTCAATTTGATACTCCAGTTCCAACTGGTCTTTTTCCGATTGTGATGCTAAAACTCTTTCTGAAAACTTTACAAACTTGTCCATGATACTCTTTTTTTTCTTTGTTAATAACTGTGTCCTCTGTTATAGGCTGAGAACTTACGCCTTTATTTATTTCTGCTAATGTTTCTACTAACGTGACATCAAGTCTTGCATTTATTATAGTATACTCACTTAAAATCTCTTCCTCTATGTCTTCGTAATCAAAGATAGACACGTCTTCATAAACTTCTGAGACATCTGTTGATGAAGAAAAAGCTATTGTATTGTTACATAATGTGTTAAAAGATACGTATTCCATAGTTTCTTTTGCTACAGTATGTAAAAAATGTTCATAACCCTCTTTTTCACCTAACTCAAATAATCTTTCTATCCTACTTGACACTTGTGATACATTAACTACAACCTTTTCCCTATTCTTTACTAAAGATAGAAAGCTTGGTTTCTCTTCTGCTAACTCAAATACGTAAGAAGGCCAAATATGATATTCTTCATCTAAGTAAATACCACCAATTCTCGAAGAATGTACAGTGAAAACATAACCTAAGTTTCTATTACAGAAGTCTTGCATTTCTTCTGTGTAGCTATTGGCATAACCATAATCAGTCAAATCTTCTTGCTCCACATATTCCTTAGGAAAATTCCTTGCAAACTTTACTTTGTCTCCAACTTTAAACTTGTCTTCGTCATGTAGTACTACATCCTTCTTAAGGAACTCTTTTAGGTTTGTTCCTTTATCCTTATGACCAACGGAAAACCTTTTATCTCCTTCGGTCATCATTATAGATTCACCAATACTACGGTAATAATGATAACCATTAGAGAAGCATTCGTTACACCACTTAAAGCCGTTCTTATACAAAAGGTCTATTAAATCATACCATTCTTGGTCTGATTCAACTTTTATGCTTCCTTTAAAATTTTTAGGTAACTCGTACTTATCTGGATTACCTTTTAACAACTCAAAGCTTTCTGAATTGTAATGCTCAACAAAGAAATTATCGTAGTCATTATACAGTTCTGCTGACTTAGTGTTAATTGCTCTTACTTCACAGATTTTTGACTCAAACCTTACTACATCTCCTACTTTCATGACTTCTTGTTACCACCTAAGATGATAAACGCTGCAGTTTTATCAACAGTACTTGGTCTTTCTTTAGGTAATTTATTCCATAACGCTTTAGATTGACTTACTTCTTTCTTTGTTAATTTACTGTTCTTGTTAAACATAACTTTTGTCTTTTATTTGTTAATAATATACTGTTGAATCTGCATACAAACGAAATTCAATTCTTCCTTTTTGTCCATATTCAAATCTTTGAATATACATATCTCTAAACTCAGCGTCTCCTATTAAATAATCGATTATCAAAGTGTCACCTTTAGTAAACTTAAAGGTTTTAAGGTTCTTCTTATTCCAATCAGTTATAGTATTGAATGTGTTGAATTCAGAACCACTTTTTACACCTGTATAGATAAGTCTAGCTTTTCTATTTAAAGGTTGTTTATAAGTTTTAGTGGAACTTGCCACTGGAATTGGATCTTCACTTGTATCACAAGAGAACATCGCAAAAATAACTAGTAACGGTAATAGCCTCATAAGCATAAATTTATGTAGAGGCATTACCCTCTACTTGTTTAACATTTGTTTTTGTACTTCAAGAGCACTTTTACTTCGGTATTTGCTTGCTTTACGTCTGTATACAAAGAATAAAACAAAAGGGATACAAGATACCCCAAATGTAATCTGTTTATACAGGTGTTTATCAAACAATGGCATCAGACACACGGTAAAAAGTTGTATAACTAAGCAATACTCAGAGTATCTCTTGTATCTTCTTTCGTGTTGTTTTAATATGAAATCCTCTCCCATATTAACGATTACTTAAAGCAATCAAGTCTGACATTGTTACACTTGTACCATCTGTACCTTCTTCAATCAATTTTACTAAGTTTTCAGCCATCTTTTTAAATAGTTATAGTTGTGCAATTTGTTTTAGACATAAGTAAAATGATATTATCATCTTTATGTGGTATGTTATTTTTATACAATACATTCTCATGTATAGTATATGTAGCAGGTTCTATGAACAATGATAAGAAACCTGCTGACAACTCATCATTTAAAGGGTAAACATCTGTACCTATTGTAGTACCCTCACTGTAATCATCTTCTACTATAGAATGTCCTACTAAGACTCCATCTATAACTTTGAATGATTCTAAAAGTAGGTGTGTGTTCTCCGACACAATCTCTCCTACACTTCTTAAAAACTTTATCATTTTATTCTAACTTCTAGTCATGTGATATGATACAGGTAACCCTCAAGTAACCCTAACTAAACCTAAGTATACCTTACTTCTTTAACTCAATAACAACTTCAACAAGTAACCAAGCTATAATCATGTCTACAGTGAAACTTAAAAACACACCTGTATCTATGACTCCATCAGTATAGGCAGCTAATACTATCATATATAAACAAGCAAGTATTATAATTCTCAATACCATCATTCTCCTCCATTTAGATTATACAACTCTTCCAATACAATAAGTGTTTCGTCATTTTCAACTCTTACATACTCATTCCCACTCGCTCTAAGCCATTTAACTGTACCATCATGTACACTTCTAGTATACTTTAGTTTACCAATATTAACCGATATGGTTATTAGACTAGGTGCTGATTCAGGTTTCACATTAGACTTGTCAACTTCACCAAGAAACTCTAAAAAATGTCTCTTGTTGCTCAACATATTACTTATGAACACACTCTGTCTATATTCACTCACCAAACTACCTCCTTCGTCAACATCTTGCATCAACAACGCTTTAATTCCATTGTCCCAGATAAATGATACTTCAGACAAAGCTCTTTTTGTCTTAAATGTACCATTAACTGTATAAATGTCTCCTGCCTTTTTAACACTAAGACTTACCTCGCTACCACGACCGGCTCTTTCATACTTCATAAAACTCAAATTTAATATCTTTAACAATAACTCCGTCAACTTTAACAAGCTTCACCGACACAGTGTGTCGTGATGCCCAATCTTTCATGCTTTCTTCCATTCTTTCACTTTAAACCAATATTCTACTTCATGTTGACCATCAACTAAAGTATGTATAATCTTCTTAAGTTTACCCTTAAAGACTATCACCTCACCTTTTCTAAATGCATCAGGTTTATTATCTATGTGTATACTCTCTCCAACTCTCATAACAGGTACATTAAAACCTAAGTCAGCACCTACCATATTATATGCTCTGTTCATAATATCTTTCTTTCAGTTAAGTTATCTTCATAATAGTCTCTAATCCACACACGTGCTTTAGCTTCTACATCACTCTTTTTTACATCTGTATCTCTCCAGTTATACTCAAACCTTTTAAGAACTTCTATCTCACCTTCTATATGTTTCTCTATAACGAAAGAGCCTCTCTCTTGTATTAAGTATAGTTTACAGGTTGTCTCGCCTACGTACTCAATTGCTCCCCAAAGTCCTTCAAGTAACCCAATTGTCATTACAATAAAGACTGCTACAGTTAAACACATTAAAAGAAATAACAAAAAATGTACACCACCTATCTCTGTTAAAGCTAAAAGCTCAAACAATCCCCATAAGATTAAATCTCCTACTAAGAAAGACCCTAACCAAACAAATAAAGGATAAATAGTTCTGTCTACTTTGACTTTATAACTATACATAAGCTTACATCCTCTTCTTTAATAGTCATATCGGTAAATCTAAGGCTACACCTTTTATGTGTTCTTCGTCAACTCTGTACTTCTCCATAAGCTCTATCATTCTTCCGTTACTCATTCCAGTGAATGTTGAACACTCTTCTATAGCTAGCACATCTTCACCATCCTTGGTCTCTCCTTGAAAGACCTCAAAGAAGTAGCCTGTCACGTGGTCGAAACCATACGTGATAGTAGTATCAAACAAGACCGTAGTCTCATTTGATTCATTTCTATTTATCTGCTTTGTGTATCTGCTCATAATAAATCTAAGTTTGTTTTCTTTTATTTTAAATAGAGAATAGCACCCATAGGATGAATGCTATTCTTAATGTTATATTGTGACAGTTTCTCTTTTATTGTTAACAACATGAGTAAACTGTATTTTCTTTCCATTAACCCATCTTGGATTGGTTAATCCTTCTTTCTTTAACATTCTCATAAAGATTGAAGGAAGAATCATAGAAGCAAAAATTCTATCATCTCCTTTTTTTCTTATCACACCTATTTTTTCGTAATTAATTACGAAGTTAAGACCTTCTTTCTTAGCCTCTCTTAAGGCTTGAGAGTAAATTAATCTCTCATTTATTATCTCTCCTTTTAAATACATATCTTTATTTATTTTCTTTATACTCTCCTCCTGCTACTGCACACATTGCAATAAGACACATTATACTCCATAGAACGGAGAATAAATGTCCAGCCAACATAAAGTATGTTGGTAATAAGAATGGCATCCAAAATCCTATGAATGCCATTACTGATACGACCCCTCTCATATTAACTCTCTTTTTAAGTTAAATACAGACGTATTAGTTTGAAGAGCTATGTCTTCAAGAGCTATGTCTAAGTACTTTTCTTTACAAGAGAATGTTTGAATAAGTTTGTTGTGTACATACACCTTGTATGTGTTTTCTGGTATTTCAGCTGACTTCACAGCTAGAATTCTAGAAGAACAACCTTCTTTTTTCTTGAAATGAATGTTCTCCCATCCATCATACTCGCTAATAACATAGTACTCATTATCGGCTAACTCGATAGCCAATAATTGAACTGCTTTTGCATCGTCACCTGCAATTTTGCAGTCTTTCTGAAACTCTTTAACTGAAGAGTATTCTCTCTTCAACTCAAAAGGAAAGCCACCGTAATTGTTGTTTATTGCTACTAATAACTTTTTCATCTTATTATCTTTAAATTAAACCTTACACATTGTGTTTCGTCACCTTTCAGTGTTACTCATCAGAGGTTTTATAACCTCGCTTACTAACCGTAGTTTTCAGCGAGGTTTAATTAATGTTTTACATGTTTTCCACAGGTGCATTTTACACCAATTGATGTTATGTTTCCTCTTACATTGTCCTTTACTTTTGGACAATAAACAAGTACACTGCCCATATCATGTTTTACAACACGATGTCCATCTGACTTATTACTTAACATACTATACATAATCTTATCTTTTTTAGTCTATGATTGAATCGATTAAGTCTTTAAACTTAATCCTTCTATGTTGGACGTCTATTCCGCTTCTAAACCAAACGTTTAAAACTTTATTTCTTTTTTCAACTTGATTTGGTATAAGTTGAATTAAAATACTCCCTTTGTTTAGGGAGTATTTCTTTATAAGTTTACGTTTAATTTTTATCTTTACTTCCTGTGCTGGAATTCTTCCTATAATATCCATATCCATCTCTTAAAAGTTGTAGTTTTGAAGTTGTTCAGATGTGAGATTGATGATCTCATATCTTATAATGTCTTTATGCTCAACACATCTGTGCTGAACGTTTTCTGCTTCGTCTTCAAACCAAGCATCACATTGTCCGTTATTAATAGGGCCAACTTTCACCAACTTGCTTCCTTCATTAAGGAAGTACTTTTTTATTAACTTCTCCATTTCTTTCTCTTTAAATTAAACCTGACACCTAACATTTCGACTCTTTGGAGGTTAGTTCAAACATAGAGCTATTATACTCTTTTGATGTTCTTCGTAATCGAAGTATTGTTTTCTTATTCTCACCATTGCGTTAAACTGCGTTTCATATTCAGTTTCTAAAGCAATGTCTAAGAAAACAGAATCATTTCCATCCTTAATACAATCTTTAATAGTCTTTGCTAATAATTGATTGTATTCTAATTCAAACTCTTTTAATCCACTATCAATAGCTTGACTATAAAGGTTTAATAATTTATCTTTTAAATCTTTCATCTTTGTATTCTTTTAAGTTTATAAAAACAGACAGTTTAAACACTTGTCTAGGTGTACATCACTTATGGTGGATGTGTACCGTTGTATGAGGCGCTACCCTCTCCTTTAAGTCTCATATGTTCTAGCTTATGAACAATGCTTATTCTGTAAAACATTCATGTGATTGAAAAGTCAATCAACTACCAGACACCTGTCTGGATTTGTTCCCTCTGCATTAAGTTGCAGTTTATACACTTGCAGGTGATTGTACCAGAGAATGGAATCGAACCGATACTCTGGTAGAACTTTGTTGAGACTTGTCATCTCTTTCTCATCACTATCCAAGTACCATACTTGGAATTCGTTAGTGTATCGCCAGCCTTGTACAAGCTGTCTCTTTGGAAGACAGTTGTATTTGTTGTTACTCCTGTTGAGTCAACAAACTTGCACAGGAAGAGAGAGTTCTCTCCTGTTTCAAGCTTTGTTTTAGAAGGAGCTGTGCAACTCATTTGACCTACTAATAGTAAGCCAAATAATACAGTGTACAAAGCGATAACGACCGCTTTTTTTGACGTATTGTTGTATAAATACTTCATATAGTTTTATGATTAAAGGTTGATTGATTGTTTTTAAAAGTAAGGTTGCTTAGACTAATGAAGTCTAAGAAAGCCATATATTATTACTACTCAAGTTCCACTAAGTTTTAAAAACTAAGTCTAAGGGTTTGGTTTTGAGTGCCCAACACCTATATCTTCACACAAATCGAAACCTAAGTCTTGGAGTCTTATTCCCGACGTAACACACGACGTAACACAGCACATAACACCTCGGTCCGCTGTTAGTCAGAACAGACAAAACGAAATAGAAGGGTTACCCCTTCTATAACGTTATTTTAATGTCAACCAATTGGTACGACCAACAACTTCTTCTCCATCTTTATTGACGTAGTTGTTCTCAAGCACGATGACAATCCAATTACCTTTCGGGTTATGAGTTGCATGAAACATATCAAACTGTTCAGATAGACCAATTGGTTCTTCACCTTTTTCGACAAGAACTTCATCAGCTTCTAAAGCTTCATTATACATCGTATAAGTTGCCTTATCAATCCCAGTACTAAAGTAGTTTGTCTTTTCGACAAGACGAAACTTACCAGTAGGTTTACCTGAACCATCTAAGATAGGTTGTTTAACTTTCGACAGGTTACTATAAGTACAGATAGCGTGATTCTTCGCATCTTTTGCTGTACACAAGTTTACACGTTCAACTTTGAATAAAATAGCCATAATGATAGTATTTAACTGTTATACATGGATTATACGGGACACCCCGAACATGCTAAAACTTAGGAGGAGTAAGAGTATAGGTGCCCAACGAAATATATCTCTCACATTTTTTTTTCATAAAAAAATATACAAGTTTCTAAGTACACTATGAAAGTGTATAAAAATATCCTATCTTGCACTAAACAATAACTAACATGAAAAAGAAATTCGTACCACAAGGTACTTTCGTATTAATCGAAGTTCCAGAAGAAGCTTACAAATCAGACATCATCTTACCAGATGGGGCTAAAGAACAAAAACGTAAAGACTGGTTAGAAGCAGGCAAACCTCTTACAGTTGTAGCTGTTGGAGACCAAGTAAGGTTTACATCTCCAGGTGATTCAATCCTTGCTAATAGTAGAGGTTACATCATTGTTGACTTGGATACTCCAACTCCTTATTATATCATTCGTGAATCTGAAATCACAGGAAAGTTTGTTCGTTGATAAGCAACATATTATCCCCATGCTTAATGCTGTAAAGAATCTATGTAGGCCCACAGATCTTAAAGTCTTAAACCTGCTTTTTAAACTTGGCACCAAAGTCTACCTAAGTTCCACCAAACGTAAAGAGCACTTGGTGGAACTTGGCATAACTCAACAAGCTTATACTAATAGTATAACAAGACTTAAACAACATGGAATTCTTACATCAGCACAAAGGGGTATATATATTATTAACTTAGGAGTGTTTATCAACACTAAACACGAAGACATAAACATAGAAATACATGGAATTAACAGCACGAGTAAATAAAGAATCTCATATAAAACTATGGCTTATAGCTTGGAATGGAGGTTTAAAGTTAACCGATAAAGAGATTGAGTTAACCAGCGCTATATTAAATAAGGCTATGAATATGCAAACTGCAGGAGTTAAAGAACCTTATATATCTGAACTTGTTTTAAGTTCTAAAAGTTTAATAGAGATACGAAACAAACTTGGTTTAACTAAACAAGGTATGAACAACTATAAGAAAAGTCTTATTGCAAAGAAAGTTATAGTAAACAATACAATCAATCCTAAACTCATACCTCAGAGTTCATTAACCTTTAAGTTTAATTATGAATAGGAAAGATAGAAGAGATAAGAAAGAGTTAACTTCAAAGTTAAAGTTCTTTCAACAAGAATTAAAATCTCATACACCACCTAAAGTTGATTTAGAAGGAGATATGGAAACACGTCAAGCTCAAATAAGACAATGGACTGTACGAAGAGCTAACTTAATTAAAAAGATATATGAATTGGAAGGAACGATCGGAAATGTTAGATAAACGTCTTGCTATATGTAAAAGTTGTCCTATATACAAGGCTTCTACAGGACGATGTGATAGTTCTAAAGGAGGTTGTGGTTGCTTTATGAAAATTAAAGCAAGTTTTAGTAGTTCAACATGTCCAACTAATAAATGGTAGATAATGACACTTGAAGATATAGATAACAATTATTGGGAGGTATACCCTCAAGCTAAAGCAGCTGGTCCGTATAAAAAACTATACACTTCAGATAAGACAAGAGGTAAATCTAACTCAAGTAAGATTGCATGGTGTATTAGACTTATATGGGATCGTTCAAGCGAATACTTTAACTTAGAGGAAGATGAAAAGATTAACTTAATCTTTAATGATGTTATGGGGTCACCATATCATGAAACACATGAATCACTTATAACTGAACTTACTGAATTCTATATTAAAACTAATACTACAGCAGCTAAGAGAACTCTTACTGGAATTGAAGAGAAACTGATAGAAAGAGATAGGTTTATTAAGCGTACACCTTATGAGCTTGGAGAGCTTACTGAACGTGGTTATGTAGGCGGTACAGTAGATACTTTAGATAAGATGATGGCTAATACATATAAACTGTATGAGCTTTATAACAAGGCTAGAGTGTTAGTTGATCAGGAGGACCAAAGTTCTAACAAAGGAGATATTAAAGACTCACTAAGTGATAGAGGAGATATATAGAGAGCTAGGTAGACAGGTGTGGTGTATTAGTATGGTGTATGGTGTATGACATATTACATCCATTGAATAGAAGTTATGAAAAAGTTTTATAAACAAATGGCTGAACAGCATGAGTTAAGTCAAGATGAAGTTCGTAAGGTGTGTGAGTCAGAGTTTAAGTTTTTACGTTCTATTATAGAGAAAGGCGACGAAGAATTTGTTAGATTGCAATACCTTGGATCTTTCCAAGTTAGAGAGAGTACTAAAAAAAGAGTTAAGAATGGTAAACATTAAAAACTTTATACACGACATTGAAGAACATCATCCTTTATCAATAAAATATAAAGATTATTGGAAAAAGATTAAAAGACGCTGTATTGAAGGTTATTGGTTTGAAGGTAAATGGATGCCTGGACCACTATATTTTTATATTAATGCAGGTCGTATATTAATGCATGTTAATGGTGCTAAAACTAAATCTGTAGGTAGACCTCATCTTAGAGACGTAGAGTGGGAAAAAGCTTATGTATATATGGAAGCAAAAGGTTTTTCAGGATTTGAGTTAGATAATGAATACACTTGTTCTAGATGGGTTAAGATGGTAGAAGAAGATAATTCTCTTTTATCAAGTTTTATAAAACGTAAAAAGATAACTAAGACTGAGTTTGTTAATGGGGACATGAAAACTTTAAAGAAGTACACCCCTTTAAGAGCTTATATTCGTAAAGAACATTCTAAAAACTTAGGTAAAGCTTTATTTAAGAACACAGCATCAAATGTATGTGATTTAGAAACACGTCGTATTGGTAAATCTATGTTTGCTAGCAATGGTATGATTAATCATAACTTTTTATTTGATGCAGCTACTGATTATGATGTATACTTACAAGCTATTAAAGATAAACAACCATTATCAAGTGAAACTTTAGTAGGAGCCATTGATGCTAAATATACTAAAGATTTACTATCTAAATCTCAACTTGGATTAGACAATCTTCCAGGCTCTGTTGTTATTAATGGGATATATTATCCTAGTCCATTAAGTAAGCAATACAGGGGTACTTTTGCAGCAGGTAAATATGTTGAAGCAGCATATGATATTAAACTTAATGGTGGTTGGGTAACTAGAGGTAGTCGCTCTAAGATACACAATAGATCATTTGCTGATAACCCTCTTGCAGGTAATGGTACAGGACCTAACTTAGTAGTATTAGAGGAGATGGGTTTTATAAACAATCTTATTGCAATCTTAGGTGCTATGAAAGATGCAACCTATGAAGGAGCTGATAAATTTGGAGTTATATGGATGACTGGTACTGGTGGACAAGGAGATGCAGCTGCTATATCTGAAGCTAAAGAGGTATTTTTTAACCCTGATGCATTTGATTGTTTATCTTTTGATGATATATGGGAAGAAAGTTCTAGCATAGGTTATTTTGTACCTTATCAAATGAGACTTGATGAATACAGAGATGGCAATGGTATAATAGATCAAGAAGCTGCTATGGTAGACATTTTAAAGAAAAGAGAAAACATTGCTAACTCTAAGAATAAAAAAGCAATGTTTGATGAAATGCAAAACAATCCTATAGCACCTAGCGAGGCATTTCTAATCAGTTCTAACAGTATACTTCCTACAGCTGAACTTAAACTTCATCGAAATCAATTACGTTCTAAAACAAGTTCCACTAGCCAATGTGGTGAACTTACTTGGGTATCAAAAGAAAAAGGTTCTGCACTATCTTGGAATTCTAATAATACATTTGTTCCTTGTCACTATGGCATTAAGAATGATGATGACACAACAGGGTGCATTGAGATATGGCAACACCCACAACAACAAGCAGGTGCGATACCATATGGTCTATACGTAGCAGGTACTGACCCTTATGACCAAGATGAAGCTTCATCAAGTAGTTCACTTGGCTCAACATTTATCTTAAACACTCTTACTAATAAAATAGTAGCTGAGTATACAGCTAGACCTAAGTTAGCTAAGATGTATTATGAGAACGTACGTAAACTTCTTATATATTATGGATGTAAGGATATGTATGAAAATGAAAGAAATGGAATGAAAATGTACTTTGAACAAAAAAATTCATTACATTTGTTAAGTAAGACTCCTGATATTCTTAAAGCAACTGAAAAGTCTAAGGTAAATCGTCAGTATGGTATTCATATGACAACTGCCATTAAGAAAGAGCTTATGTTAATGCTAAGAGATTGGTTATTAGAAGAAAGGGAAGATGGTACATTAAACCTACATAGTATTGATTCTATACCTCTTTTAGATGAACTTATTAACTATAATGATACTGATAACTTTGACCGTTTTATATCTATTTGTTTAACTTTGTTACATAAGAACCAAAACTTTAAGATTAAAGTAGAGGAGGTTACAAAAGAAACAGTTTTAGATAGCTTTATAAGTAGAGCTACACACGGAAGGTTCTTTAAACAACAATAATATATGGATGCATTTTATACTAACCAATTAAATGCTGTAATGCCACCTCAAAAGCTACCAATGTCTAAGAAAGACAAAGCTTGGAGAGAGGCTTGCGTTGATGCTGTAGCAGGTATGAGTAATACTCGTCATTTAAACGGTAAGACTAGTTGGGAAAGAAAGCAAATAAACTACGACTTAATAAACTCAATACAGAGAACTGATGATATGACTTATGTCTTAGACCCTTATGGTTTAGGAAAAGATCAAATTGGAGGTGCTCCTGCTCAAATGAGAGATATGAACATCATAGTAAATAAGATAAATTTACTTAAAGGTGAAGAAATGTCTCGTCCTTTTAACTTTCATGTCATGGCTGTTAACGGTGAAGCTGTTACTTTTAAAGAGGATCAACTTAAAAAGATGTTACTCGAAGCAGCTCAAAAGATTTTGGCTAAAGAAAGTGGTATACCTGATATGGCTCAAACTAACCCTGAAACAGGTGAAATTGAAGAACCACCTCCTTTTGAGCAAATACAGAAATTTGCTAACACAAGTGTTAAAGACGTTAGAGAACAATATGGGTCTCATATACTCGAGTATATTAAACATAGTGAAAACTTAAAACTAAAGTTCAACGAAGGTTGGGAACATTCACTTATTGTAGCTGAAGAGATTTATTATGTAGGTATTTACAATGGTGAAGTTAAAATTCGTGTGTGTAACCCACTTAATTGCGAGTATGATAGAAACCCTGATAATCCAACTATAGAAGACGGTGATTGGTTTAAGGAAGATAGATGGATGACTGCTGGTCAAATCTTAGATCAATACAATGATAAACTAAGTGAAAAACAAATAGCTATTTTAGACAAAGGTGACTTTAGACAAAGTGCATCTAATCAAATGTATCCTGGGTTTGCTTATACAGACGATAGCTTAGACTTTCACAGTAGAGGTAATTCAGCAACAAATAAAAATAACTCCAACCAATACTTAGTAACTGAAGTTTGTTGGAAAAGTATGAAGAGAGTTGGTTTTGTATCATATCCTGATGAAACAGGTGAGATGCAGGAAGGTATCGTAGATGGTACTTTTAAATTAACTCCAGAGATGAAAGAGATAGGGTATGTCTTAGAATGGAGATGGATTAGTGAAATTTGGACAGGTACTAAGATTGGAGATGATTTTTATGTTGATATTAACCCTATGCCTAACCAAAGTCGTTCTATGGATAACCCTGGTGAAGTAAAACTACCTTACATAGGACGTGTCTACAATAGTACAAATTCTGTACAAACCAGCTTAGTTGATTTACTTAAACCTCATCAATACCTTTATAATATAGTATGGTATAGACTTGAAGCTGAAATAGCTAAAGCTAAAGGTAAGAAGATGGTCATGGATATGGCTCAGATACCAAAGAGTGAAGGTATTGACTTAGACAAATGGATGTATTTCTTTGACAACGTTGGTATTGCTTTTATTAATTCTTTTGAAGAAGGTAAAGATAAATTTCAAGGACAGGTTTCTCAGTTTAATCAGTTTCAAGCTTTAGATATGACATTATCTCAATCTGTTGCTCAGTATATTGGTATACTTAACAAGATTGAACAGTTAGTAGATAAGATTATAGGCATTACTCCACAAAGAGAAGGTTCTACTAGCGCTAATGAAACTGCAACAGGTACTAGAGCAGCTATTAATAACTCAGTTAACATTACAGAGCCTTGGTTCTATATGCACAATGAGGTTAAGAAACGTGTTCTTACAGCTATTATTGAGACATCAAAGTTTGCATATCCTGATAAGAAGAAACTTAACTACATGTTAAATGATGTTGAAAGAATCTTCATGGAAATTGATATGGAGAAGTTTGCAGATAGTGATTATGGAGTATTTGTAACCGATTCAAGTGAAGACAATGCAATCTTCCAAAAACTAGAACAACTTTCTGAGATGTTAATTGGGGCAAATGCCGCATCATTTAGCGACATTATTAGTATGTTTAAAAGCACATCTATTAGTGAGCTTGGTAATAATATTAAAGAAAGCGAACGTAAGAAACAAGAACAAGAACAGCAAGCTGCTCAACAACAACAAGAAATGCAACAACAACAAATTGAAGCACAACGTCTTGAAACTGAAGCTGCAAGAATGTTTGAAGCTGAACAAAACTATTTGGATAGACAAAACAAACTTCAAGTTGAAGCTCTTAAAACAATGGGTTATGACACTGATACCGCAGACAATGATCAAATTGATGTTATCGGTCAAGCTAAAATCATGTTAGAGCAAACTAAAGTGACTAATGATATTGCCATGAAACAATATGAGATTAAATCAAACTCATCTGATAAAGAGAAAGACAGATCTCTTAAGAGAGAAGAAATTAAGTCTAAAGAACGTATTGAGAAGTTAAAAGCTGAAACAGCACTTAAGAATAAAGTAGCAGGAGAAAAATAAGATTATGAGAAAGAAACGTAAATACGCATTTGGTACAGCGGGAGTTGCTGCAGGAATGATGAGTGGAGCTGGTAAAAACATGGCTGCTAAAAGCCTTGGTAAAGGTATGTTAGAAGGATCAAAAAAAGGTATGGTAGAGGGCATAGAAGAAGCCCCGTCTAACACTACACCAGGATTTAAAACAGGTATGATATCAGATTTGATTGGCACTTATGCTGGAATCAGGGGTGGAGACCAAGGTAGGAAAGCTGCTGAAGTAGCAGGAATTGTTAACAACTTAGAAAGCACAGGAATGTCTATAGCTACTGCTAAGAAACCTAAAGCTAAAAAAGGCATGGTTGTTAAAAAGAAAATGTATAGAAAAGGTAAAGGTAAAGCTGCTTGTTAAAGCCGTGAACAACTAGTTTTTATGAAAAAAGTACATAAGAGTTATGGATATTGAGTTAAACTAAATTATATTTAAGCCATGGATGGGACAGAATTTGTAGATGTGTTTGAATTAGGTCAAACATTTAACGAAGAAAAAGTATCAGAAACACCAGCAGCATCTACAGAAGATGTTGTTGAAGTTCCTGTTGAGGTTGTGGAAGAACCGACAGAAAAAGTAGAAGAAGTTGTTGACGAAGCACCTGTTGAAGATGCTGTAGAAGAACCTACAGAAACTTTAACTGAAGATGAGTCTTATTATGAAGACTTAATGCAAAGTTATTTAGATGAAGGTGTATTTGATATTGAAGGAGATGAAGTGGAAGCTGAATTTACTCAAGAAGGCTTCAAAGAAATGGTTAATAAAACTGTTGAAAAGAAACAAAAAGAAGCTATCAATACATACAAAGAATCTCTTGGAGAAAAAGGTCAAGCTTTATTAGAAATCATTGAAAAAGGTGGTGAAGTAGATGACTTTTTAAACATGGAAGAAGAAATTGATTTTTCTAAAGTTCCATTAGAACAAAACGGGAAAGGTATAATTAAAAATCAACAAGCGTTAATTGAAGACTGGTTATCTATATCAGGTTATACCGATGATGAGATAGATGAAACAGTTAACGATTATTTAGAAGCAGGAGATAAAATGCTTCGTAAACAAGCTGAGTTAGCTCAAAGAAAGCTTACTGCTTGGCAAAAAGATAAAAATGAATCTTTAATTGCTGAAAAAGAAAAAGTTAAAATTGAGCAACAACAACAACAAACTCAAGCTGCTGAAGAGTTCAGAGATAAAGTTGTTAACACTAATGAAATTTCAGGATTTAAAGTTAGTAAACAAAAGGCTGCTCAACTATATGACTTTATAACTAAACCTGATAAAGAAGGTAAGACTGGATTTCAAAAAGCCGATACTGTTGACAATCAACTTTTATATGCATACTTTGCAATGGAAGGATTTAACAAAGAGAAGCTTAGTCGAGAAATCGCTACAAAACAAACTAGAACTATTAAAAAGAAATTGAGTCAGTATACGGACACAAATACAAGTCCTAAACGTAGTACTCAACAATCAAGAAGAACTGATAGTTCTCTTGATATACCTTGGAACATGTAAACTAAAATAAATTATGGCAAGTACTGGAAAAGTATCCCCTTTACAGGTATATCCTAGTAAAGATTTTACAGGCTTAACAGAGTCAACTCACTTATCTAATGCATACTTAACAGAGCCTGAAAAAGTAGGATCTGTATTGGCTTATGCTTTTGGTATTCAAGAAGATAACGTGATTACTTTGTTAACTGGTGGTATTGGTAATACCTTATCTGTAACAAACAGAGAATTTGAATGGGAGTTACACTCTCAAAGCGAAAGAGCTATTGAAGTTCAATCAAACAGTGATGGTGGTAACTTAACACCTGGTTATGCTCAACAACCTTTTCAATTAGTTTTAGCTGAGAAATGGTTTGAAGTATCTGACAACTTAATTGCAGATGATGGACAAACTCAAGTACACGTTATGGCTGAGCCTTACCAAATTGGTAGTGGATGGTCTTATACAGTACAGTTGACAAATCCTAACTATGACTCATTCTGTAATCCTAAGTATTTACAATTAGGAGCAAGATGGTCTAAAGAATGGAGTTCTGTTGAAGAGTACTCTAACAAAGGTGGTGGACACGGATACAGCACACCATATAAAATGCGTAATCAATTGTCTACGTTACGTAAGACTTATAAAGTTACTCGTGATGCAGCTATGGCTGTTATGGTTATTGAATTATATAATCCTGCTGATCCTGCAAAACCAACTAAGTTATGGACTAAATTAGCTGAGTGGACTGCTATGGCTAACTGGTACAGAGAAATGGACCGTCACTTAATTTATTCTACATATAACAAAAACTCAAAAGGTCAAGTTACATTACAAGGAGAAAATAAGCGTCCTATTTATCATGGAGCTGGATTACGTGAGCAAATTAGCCCAGCTAATAAGCGTTATTACACAAAACTTACTTATGAGATTTTAGATGAGTTTTTATTAGACTTAAGCTATGCTGCTAAGAAGTGGGGTGGAGATCACAAGTTCGTTGCATTAACAGGTAAGATGGGTATGCGTGAGTTCGATAGAGCGATGAAAGATTACAACAAAGGTAATAACATCACTATCACTGACCATGGTACATTCATTACAGGTAAAGGTGCTGAATTAACTATCGATGGATACTTTAGAACTGTTAAGTTCATGAATGGTATTGAGTTAACAGTTAAAGAATTCAGTCCTTATGATGATATCGTAAGAAATCGTGATAAACATCCATTGACAGGTAAGCCTATTGAATCTTATAGATTTACTATTATGAACTTTGGTAGAAAACAAGGTGAAGCTAACATTCGTAAAGTAGCGTTGAAAAACTCTGAGATGGCTATGTGGCATGTATGTGGTTCTACTGATCCTTACGGTGGGGTTGCTAACTCAATTAGCACACAAAGATCTTCAGGTATTGATGGTTATGATGTACATTTCTTATCACAATGTGGTATTATGGTACAAGACCCAACATCTTGTGGAGAGTTAATCTTACGTGTTTGTTAAAATAAATAAATAACTACTCCCTGTGGGGACATGGGGAGTTTTAAACAAGAAGACAGATGATTGTTAAAATTGATAAAGTTAATAGAAACCAATCTTGGGGAGCTCTTGATACTAAGACTAACAAGGTTAAAGATACATATGATAATTGCGTAGATAAGTTTGTTCCTGCGTTAGATGTTAACACAGGTAAGCTTAGAACAGGTTTAACTGATGAAGACAGAATTAAACTTGAACTTGATTTAGAGTTAGAGCCAGGAGAATTGCTTTCAAAGTCTCCGTATTGGAACTCATTCTTTATTACTATACCAGAAGGAGGGGCTACTTTAAATACAAACAACGATGCTGATTTATTAAAGTACAAAGTGTTGCTAGCAGACCCTGAGGTTGCAAACGGCATGACTACTTTAAAAACACATCCTACAGCAAAATATGTTATAACATCTCAAAGTGAAGAAGCTAAAGTTTCTAACGTTAAACGTGATGTAATTGCCAAAGCTTATGCTAAGTTTGTAACTATGAGTTCTGTTGAAATGGTTAATGCTTTATTTATGTTTGGTAAAGATGCATCTCGTATGGAACCTGAGATTGCTAAAGATAGATTAGGTGATCTTGTAGAAAGTAATCCTGGTAAGTTTTTAAGCATTGTTGGAGATAAGTTATTCAAAGATAAAGTTTGGATGATGCAACTTATTAAGCTAAACATTGTTAAAAAGCATGGTGTTGGAGTAGGAACTGAAATGCCATTGTATTATCAAGATATTTTATTAGGAACTGGTTTAGAGCAATCTATTGCTTTTATCAAGGATAAAGAAAATCAAAACATCTTCTTAGGAATTAAAAAAGAATTTGATAGCAAGAAGTAATGAGTATTGAAGAGTTTCATAGAGATTTTAAAATCTTTTTTGACAAAGCTGATTCGTTAGCTTATCCTGAGTTTTTAGATGGTGAAATAGACATCTATTTAAACGAAGCTCAAGATAGAACTGTCAAATTAAGATATGGTAAAAATAATACTTACCAAACAGGGTTTGAAGAAAGTCAAAAGAGAATTGACGACTTGAAGAATTTAGTTAAAACTAAATTCTGCGAAGTTCAAGAATCTACTACTTATCAAGGTATAGGTAATGTATACACCACTCCCTTAGACGTAATCTATGAAGACAAAGAGTTAAGTACACTAAGCGAAGATAAGTATCAATTCTACTTAAAGTCGACCATTCACACTACAACATTCTGTGAACAATGGGTAAGTCCTAAGTTAACTCAACAAGATGACGTATACTCACTTCTATCAGACCCTTTTAATAAACCTAGACCATCTAAGCCTTTATTGACTATAGAAGACAATCAATTATCATATTGGTTAGACTCTTCTCAAACAGCTGATGTAGTGGCACTTACATTCTTAAAAGAACCAATTCCTATGAATATAGGTACTTATGGTAAACCAAAACAAGAGTGTGAGTTATCTAATCATCTACATAAAGAAATATTACAACTAGCTATACAAATAGCTCTTGAAAACATACAGTCGCCAAGGGTTCAAACCCAAGCGATTAACATTCAAACTAACGAATAGAACATGTCGAATTACAACTATGTAAACCGAGTATTAATCGGTGATGGTGCAAACAGTGGGGTTATCGCTGCTTTACCAACAATACAAAAAGGTGATTTAGTTGTCTTGTCTAGCGCAGGTACACCTATCACAACAAACACTGCTGCAAACGCACTATCAGCTGGAGATAGTATTACTATTGCTAGTGGTATCGGTCCAGGTCAAGCTCTTCTGTCTTCCCCTATCCAAGGAAAGTCTGTCTCTAAATATGAGGGGAAACCTTTCGTAGCCCCTCAAGAGCAGATCTCTTTCATTGGTTATAATGGAATTGTAGGAACAGGATTGGACATTTCTGCATCTAATGAATATCGTTTACGAATCAGTATTCAAGAAGATCAACCTGTAGTAGGTCAACGTCAAACATTACAAGACTATAATTATGACGGAGGGTCAACTGCAACTGCTGAAGGAGCTATTGACACAATCTTATGTTACTTTATTCAAAAAGACTATGGTCATAACGAATTAAGTGATAAAATTTTATTAGAGCGTGTATCTGATGGAACTTTTACAGCTTTAGCTGCAGACGCAACTGTAATTAAAGGAAGTGATACAGTAGTATCAGCAGGACACGGAGTAACAGTTGGGTCTTATGTTCGTATTGGAGGAGCAACTGATGAGTTTGCTATCTATAAAGTTAAATCTGTAGTAGATGTTAACACATTTACTTTAGATATTCCTTACCAAGACACAACAGCTACAGTATTAGCAGCTAACGTAGGTATCATGTCAGTTCAAACTGAGTTTGGTTTCAAACTTACAGGTTTACCACAAGACCCTATGTTAAGTCGTTCTGCTAACGAACCTTATGATCAATATGAGTGGATTTTATTTGAAGCTTACTTCAGTGAAGCTGATGGACGTTCTTATGATAGTGCTGCTACATATAAAACAGTTCAATCTGTTAATCCTGGAAATGGATTCTGGAGACAAGTTGCACAACGTGAAGAAGATGCTAAAGGTTACTTAGGTGACACAAGTAAGAGACGTTTTGATGATACTCGTATTGACAGTGTTGTTGACCCAACAGTTGGATATGATACAATTGTCATCACTCACTCTGAAACATCACGTGGAGATTTCCAAGGTTTGTACAATGCACCTCTTGCAACTGAGATTTATATCCCAAATGGAGGAGACCAAGGATTGAACAGTGGAGATGAATTCTTACACATTTTAAATGGGTTTATGGTTAAGATTGGTCAAACAGCTATTGTTTTATAAAACCAACCCATACTTAAAAGAGGAGCTAACGCTCCTTTTTTTTTGCTCTATTTTTAACTAACTTGTAAACATAAACACAAATATAAACACATGTTACTATCTGAAATAGTTTATAATATAAAGAACCTTATGGCAGGAGGGGTTCAAAGCGATGATAATCCATTAAGTGATACACAGCTTGGTTTTATAGTTGGTTATTATAGAGCTAAATTAATTCGCCAAGATCAACAAAAAGGCCGTTTAAACAAACAACTTTTTATTCAAAACTTAGGGAAACTACCTTTAATTCAAGCGGATAAGAATGAATGTTGTGATATAACATCTTGTATTTTACGAACTAAATTTGCTATACCAACTCCACTTGAAACCTTTGATAGTTTAAACATAACATTTGTAGGAACGATTGACGGTAGACCTTTTGACCAAAGAACACATAATGTCTTATATTGGAATAAGCATGCTAAGTATACAGGAAAAGAACCTAAATGGTATTATCAAAATGGTTACATCTATATAATTAATGCTCCTGGTATGATTACCAATATTAACATACAAGGTATTTTTGAAGATCCACTTTATGCAGCACAAACAGAATGTAGTTGTCAAGAACAACCTGTCGATTGTGGTAGTTTAGACTTTGACTATAAAATGCCTCTTCATTATGTAGACCTTATTGTTAAATTAGTTGCTCAAACTGAAATGACAATCTTAACAGGATTACCTCAAGATTTAACGAATGATAGTATGAGTCAACTAAATAAAGCAACAAATGCGAAATAAAGAAGGGTTAACTATAGATGATTCATATCGTTTATATAAAAAGAATGGAGGGACCATTCTTAAACAAACATATAAAAAGATAGTTTTAGCTTACAACAAGGAAATAGCATCACAAGCACTCTTAGGTAAAGTTGTTAAACTCCCACACGCATGTGGTTCTTTATGGATTAAACTATATCAAACTAACTATGAGAATCCCAAGGTTGACTTAAATGAGACTAAGAAGTCAGGTAAGACTATTTATCATTTAAACCTTCACAGTGACGGTCATATGGGAAGATGGGTTTGGTCTAAGCGTAATAACTTAATGAAAAACTTAGTTTACTATTCATTTCAAGCGTCTAGGGATAATAAGAGAGCTGTCGCTAAGATTATGAAAGAAGAAAATGGACATAAAAGATATTTCTCATGATATATAACATAGAACCTTTAGATAGGGTTATTGATAAAATATGTCGTGACTTAGGTTTAGGTTACGATGATATACCATATGCTGATTTTGTAGAATGGATAGCAGATGGATTACAACACATAGGTTCTTACCTTCAGTATACTGAAAAAGAATGTTCTATCATTATAGAAGACTACGAAGGTTTGTTACCATGTGATCTTCATAAGATGATAAGAATGAAAAAGAAAGTTGAAATGCAACCTGCTGAAGGTGGATTTTATCAAGGTACTTTGACAGCCGAACTTATAGAAGCTGGAATAGACATCAATACTTTCAGTCCTTACGTAAGATATGGAATCTTGCCTGTTGAAGGTATAAGTAAAGTTGAAAACCAACATCCACAAAACAATAATAAACTGCATTACAACGGTAACTTAATAGGACCTAAAAACGCACATACAAATAGTGATTTCAATATCAACTTTGATAAGATAACTACAGCTTTTAGATATGGTTATATAACAATACAATACTTAGCTATGCCTGTAGATGACCGTGGTTGGCCTATGGTGCCTGACAATGTGTCTTTTAGAGATGCTTTGTTTTGGAAAGTTGCTTATCATATGAGTATGAGAGATCCAAGTAAACTTCGTAATCAACGTATGCAAGATATGGAATATTGTAGGTCTCAATGGAACAGAACGTGTGTTCAAGCAAGAGCTGAATCAAATATGCCAGACTTAGCTACATTAGAAAGACTTAAAAACCAATGGTTATCACTTGTTCCAAATTATAACATGGAAAGAAATGATTATAGAGCTCTTGGTAAACCTCAAAACATTAACTTAAATGGCAGACATTAATAATAACAAGTTTGTAAAAGGTATGGATTCAGATGCTCACCCAGGTGAGCAATTACCTCATACTTATAGAGATGGTCTAAACTTCGTACATTTGTCTAAAGATGGAAACAAGTATAGTGTAATAAACGAAGATGGTACAACTTTAATGAACGTAACCTTTCCTCCTAACAAACAAGTTATGGGTTATAGTGTCTTAAGCTACGACATTATAGTTATTTTAGTAGGTGATGATGGTACATCTCAAATAGGTTATATAAGAGAAGATTCATCTAACTTAGACCCTGATTATGGATATTATCATCCTGTAGCTCCAGTTGACCCTAACTTTGATGAGTCTCAACCAAGACTTCGTTATCCAGAAGATAACACTGAGTTTGGATTTAGTGTTGATTATCCTATAGATTGTGTTAGTAGAAAGTTAATAGACACTAGTAGAGTTTTGTATTTTACAGATAACAATATGCCTTTTGGAAGGGTTGAACTTGAAAAAGGACCTGAGGTAAACAATGTTATACAACAAAGCAGACTTGTGTTTGAACAAAACATGCCATTCTTAGATTTTGTCAAACTTCAAGAGAACGTTGTTGGTTCTTTAAAGTGTGGTATATATCAATTTATACCAAGATATATAACTAATAATGGAGGTTCTACAACTTTTGGTATACCTACAAATCCTATTTCAGTTACACCTAACAGTAAAGATAATGGTGTTGATAAGTATAGTGGTGAATTTTGGAATGAAGAAGTTAATAAAAACATAATCATTGATATTTCAGATTTAGATTCAAACTTTACAGAAGTTGAAATCATAGCTACTTATTATAATGAAAGTGGTGTTTTTGGTGCTACTTCAGTAGCAAAACTTCCTATAACAGGATCTACTCAAACTTACACTTTTACAGGAGATTTAAGTGAAGGTGTTTCGTTAACTCTTGAAGAACTTAGACAAGTTCCAATATCTTATACAAGAGCTAAAACTATAACTCAAAAAGATAATACTCTTTTCTTGTCTAACTTAACTGATGATTTACTCGATGATGCAGCGTTACAACAAGTTGCAAATCATATAACTACAGATTATGTAATCAAAGAGTTAGTATATAGTGGAAGAGAAGGTACAGGAGTTAGTCAATCTTCAGATGGGTTTTCACCTACTTCAGTTTTAATAGTTGGAGATAATCAAATACAAATACAGTTTTCTAAAGATGTTAAGTTTGTAGCATTTAATCCAGCTTCAAGTAATGTACCAGGAGGTCAAGGTTTATATGGAGGTTTTAGTCATATATTAACTAAGAATGGAGAACCTGCTACAGGTTTAGTTGATTTAACAGCGGCAGTTGTAACAGATACTGTAACTATAGATGGCGATGTTTATACTTGTGTTTCAACTATAACTCCGGGTAATGAAAGTATTGAATTTCTTTTTGATGGAAATGTAACAGCCATGGCTGCTAATTTAGCAAGTGCTATAAACAATATAACAAGATCTTATAATGCTAATGTTAAAGATGATGGAGGAGTATTTAAAACATTTGTTATATGGGATGGTACCGGTGGAGAAAATGTACCTATGTCTTATACAGGTGGTATTACAGGTAGTGCTGCTCTTACAGGTGAAACTACAGTTGTCACTACAGTTAGTGCAACAGCTTTAGAATTAACAAGTTCTAATACATTACTCTATACATTTGATGGAGTTTCTCAAATAAGTACCGCTGATATAATAAACTCTAATAATATAATAAGTATTGATTCAGATGGAACTAGTATTAATCAATCTCCAGAAACTTCTGTTTCAAATGGTTCAGACTCAGGTGGTGAGGTTTCTGCAGCGGGGTTTACTGACTTTTTAGATGAAAAAATAGGATATGATTATCGTTCTTATAGAAGAAGTGAGGTATATTCTTTTGGTGTAGTATTCTTGTTTAAAGATGGTTCTACAAGTTTTACATATCATATCCCTGGAAATGATAAAACAATTACAAACTTAGGTAAAACATTTCCAACAGTTAGTGATTACAGAACTGGTAATACTACAGGAGAACTTGGTACGTATATTTCTAATGTAAACTATCCTCTTAATCAAAACTATCCTGGTAATGAACCTGGAGATGAGCTTATTAGCACAGTTCGTAATGTAAGACATCATGTATTTCCAAGTTTACAACAAGAACCTCACTTTAGAAAAAGTTCATCTACAACTTTAGTTAGATCTATGGGAGTTAAGTTTACACTTGACCCTGCTTTTCAAATTCCTGATGACATAAAGTCAAATATACAAAGTGTTATCTTTGTTAGAGAAAGACGTAATAGTAGACTTAATAAAAGTATAGTTGCTCAAGGTTTAATTAACAGACTTGTTGAAACTGCTGATCATTGTAATAATTCAGGAGTCATAGATGGCACTGTTATAAATAATGTTAGAAGTAGTTATTGTTTACAAGAAATGCCATTCTTTAACAACTTAGAAACAATGGATGTTGTTGGAGATAACATTGAAGTAAGTAGTGGTAGCAGTAGAAGAGGTGTTTGTTATCCGGGAGCAACTGGTGCTCAATTTACATTGGGTGGAGGTACTTTCTTTGATGGTAGAAAATTAGCTACTAAAATTCGAGGAAACAGAGCGTTCTTTCATTGTCCTGAAAGTATACTTAGTAGTAATGTAGATTCAAATGAAATAAATAACTCTTTTTTAAAACCAAGTTTATTATTGAAAGCTAAAGTTTCAGTCACAGCAGCTTCTAAAAATAAGTTTAAAGGAGAAAGTGGGGAAGACTGGTTGGAGAATTGGGCTTATCAAGATTTACATGGTTCATATGATGATTATGATGAAACGTATACAAATACTGATTCAAACAATAGAAAAATTGAAGATGTTGAAAAAAGACCTTCTGGACAAAGACGTAATAGTGGATTAGAGCCAGACTTAAACTTTCCTAATGATGTTACTACAAGATGGACTCAAGGAGGATGGGAAGTTAAAGTATCTAATCCAAGTAGTTTGCAACCAAACGAACCTTATGAGGCTGAACATGAGTTTATAGACCAAGGGGGCCCTAAGTTAAAAATAAATCATGATGTAAAAGTATTTAATAAACCAAGTCTTTGTTTTAGTAATTGTGATAACGAAATAGAAGTTGGTTCTGTTCAAGTTGATGGAGTTGATACTAATCAATCTGATATATTTGAAATACAAAACCATTTATACAACGCTGAATATGAAAATATAGCTCAGTATGGAGAATTAAGTACTGCTTCATTTATACCGATTGGTAGATTTAAACAAAGTACCAGTTATACATGCTTTGGTGGAGATACATTTATTACTAAGTTTAGTTTTAACACAGGAGGGATTGTTTGGTATTATCCTTATAAGAGAGATGGTTCAGCTAGTATTAACAGACCTTTTCGTTCAAATAGTAGAAGAGATTATTTTCATATAGAGACTGGTCCAGAGACAAATAGTGATAGCGGATTTAAAGCAGATGGATATGATTTTAGAACATGTCATTATTATTTTGTAGAGAGTGATATAAATACTTACTATAGACATAGACCTGAAGATGAAGAAGTTCAAAACTACTTTCCTAACGAACCTGATCCTAGAACTAACTTAAATTCGTTCTTTGCTTACCTTGGTAATATAAGAGCTTATAATGGACTTTACAGTTATGAGAATACATTACTTCAATATTTTGTTAAAGGTAGTACTCAAACAATAGTTAGTTCTTTTGAAACAAGAACTATATATAGTGAAAAAGCTAAAACAGATAGTGTTATAGATAACTATCGTAGTTTCTTAGTTAATAACTATTATGACTTGCCTGCTGAAACAGGACCTATATGGGATTCTTTTATACATGCTAATAATTTGTATTTACATACACCAAAGTCATTATGGAGAACGTTTGCGGAACCTGCTGCTACATTAAGTGGTGGTAACATAAGCGATGTTGTATTAGGTACTGGAGCTCTTTTTAGTAGACCAAGTGTTCAGATGTTAACTACTTCTGGTGGTTATGGAGGAAGTATTAGTCAGTTTGGTGGTAGTCATACTCAAATGGGTTATATATTTCCAGACGTACTTCAAGGTAAAGTCTTTGCACTATCTGTTAGTAAAGAAGGACCTTTTTTGAAAGATTTAAGTATGGAAGGGTTGTATACATTCTTGCATAAAAACATGGATGTAGGATTGACTCGTATAAATGGAGATATAGACTTTATTAATGTTAGTACTGAGAATGCCAATCTGATTGACAATCCTTTTAATGGAATTGGTTACATAGGTGGTTATGATTTTAAACTTAAAAGAGCTTGGATTGCTAAAGTTGGTGAGTTTACATTGAGTTATGATGTATTAATGCAGAGTTGGGGATTCTTCCATAGCTACATGCCTAGAGTCATCATACCTTTTGATAATAGGGTGATGCTCATATCTCATAACCTGAATAGTGGTTCTGAATTATGGGAGATGAATGTTGGTGAGAAATGTAATTTCTTTGGAACTACATACCCAAGTGAATTAACCTTTGTTGTGCCTGTAGAAAATGCAGCTGTGTTTAATAATCAAGTACATGATATCGATATACTTGGAAATAGTAAAAAAGTTAAAGATGATTTTTGGACAACTTTCCAAGCATATACAGACCGACAAAATACAGGAGTATTAACATTTCAAAATGGTAATGTTTTTAATCCTACTAAACTGCCCGGTTCAATACTCTATAAGTTTAAAAACGATGAGTATAGAATTGCAATACCAAGAGACTCTGTTAAAGATAATGGTGATGAAATCTTTGACTTAGATAACATCTATCAACCTGAAGGCGGAACAGTACCTATTGACTCTGATTATGCTTTTAGAGAACGAATGAAAGGTGACTATTTGATATTTAAACTCTCTTATACAAATGAAGGTAACGAATTTGTTTTGAGAGGAATTTCAACTATATTTGAAAACAACATACGATAATGAGAAGTAATATATACGGAATACAAAAAGTAGAGGAAAGTGATGTACGAAGTAATCGAGAGATTGCTTTGTCCACCACAGGTGCTGCAGCACAAGGTGCTCAAATGGGTGCTCAATTCGGACCTTATGGAGCAGCTGCAGGAGCACTTGTTGGAACTGGTATAGGCTTGTATGCAAATAATCAAGCTAAAAAAGAAGAAAAGCAAAGACTTAAAGGTGAACAAAACTATAACAATTTTGTCTCAGGTTTAAGCGGAAGAGCTCCCAGAAGTCAACGACAAGTAGGAGTTCAAGCAAGAAAAGGTATGAAGTCAAGTAAATATCAAATGGCTGAAATAGAAGGAGCTGGACCAGGTAAAGTTGGAGAAATTCACACTGATAAAAACTTCAACATAAAGAATGTTGCAAACAACAGTCCTAAGCATGAACAAGGAGGTGTTACAGTTGGAGTTAAAGAAGATGACATTATATTTCCTACTCAAGGTAATAAGTCAGAATACTCTAAAGTAATGCGTGATATAAAACGTTATAAGATGGGAGACGATAAAGCCGGTAAGAGATTACGTGCTAGAAGAGACAGTCTACCTAAAGATGGCGATTATGAATTTGAAGGAGGAGGAGTTGTAAACACCCAAGGTAAGTCAGCTTTTGATGTAGACCCTCAAGAATTTGAGTATAATGAGAATGAACCTAATCCGTTTATTCCATATGCAGACCAATCTCGTAACAAGGGTTCATTTGACCCTGAAACTTATAGCGAGCAAAGTCCATTAAACCCAAACCTTAAACTAGAAGCACAAGCTAAAGAAGGCGGGCTTGACTCAGATAAGGTTAAAGAGTTCATTGATGATAACAAAAACTTAATCAGAGAAGTCAACAATAAAGGCAACTATAAAAAGTTAAAAACAAGACTTAAAGCTTATGATATAGACCCAGAGCAATTTCAAGACCATTTAGATAAAACAGTTGGAGGAGGAAATAACATAACAGGTTCACCTGGAATAGGTCCTAAAGTAGGTGAAGCTACAGCTAAGCTTGTTGACATGTATGAAAAAGGAGATGAGATTGCATCTGAATCAACAGCTGGTCCATTTGATAGGTTTAGTAGTCCTGATACAGTTCCTAAGAAACCACCTTTAGATGAGGAAGAACCAACTGGATTTAAGGGAACAGGACTTGACCCTTCCGCAATCCTTAATCAAACGGATGCTGATACATCTGCCTTATTTGACAGTGAAACTCCTATGAGGATTAACACAATTGATACTTCAGCTGAAGAACCAAAAACTGATTCAAAATTGTCTGAGTTTAAAGACAAAGTTAAAGATAGATTTCAAAACACAGATGGTTCTAGTGAATACAACAATGCTCTTAAAAGAGCTAACATCTTTGCAAATTTAGCTATGGGGACAGGTCCTGCTGAGAAAGTAACAAGACGTAACTTTATTCCAGAGGAAGGTAAATATAGAGATTTGTCGGATAACGCTCGACAAGCTAACATTGAGAATCGTAACTTTCAAACAAGAAGACTTAACAGTCAAACAAGCCGTGGTGCTTCATTAGGTACAAATGCTCAAGTTAATGCTCAGTATATGAGACAAGCCCAAGAGATAAATGAACGTGAAGCAGGTAGACAGTATCAAACAGAGATGGGTAACTTAGGACTTCGTAATCAAGCGAAACAAACTAACTTACAAATGGCCGATAGATATGATGAATTGGATGCTCAAAACCGTGCTGCAAGACAGAAGTTCTTATCTCAAGCTGCTGCTGAAACAAGTACATTAGCTCAATTTAATGAACAACGTAAATATATGATGGATTTAGATTCTAAGAAGTTAGCTCAAGATAAAGAAAGTATGAAATACATAGGTTCTAAGTATTTTGGATATGACAAATATGGTAATCGTAGATACAGCGGTCCTAATTCTGCTAATAGAGTTAAGGAAAACTCTTATGACTTTAACACAGAGTTAAATCTTAACCCTGATGGAAGTGTTAAGAAAGAGAAAACTTCAACTAAAACAAACTAATCATGGCTGGAGCAAATAGATTTATGGAGCCTGCAAAGGCTCAATACATGCAGACGTATGTATCACAATACGTACCAAAACCTTTTGAACTTATGCAAAGGGCAGCTGATAACGCTCAAGCTCATTATGATGCTGTATCTGCAAATATGGAACAACAAAGAGCTTTCTTAGGAAAGCTTAGTTCTCATTCAGGTACTGATACAAGAGACCTTGAAGCATTACAAGATGTTTACCAAAAGGAACTTGATAAAATTATGCAAAGTGGTGATCTTAGGTTTGCAGAAGATCAAGTTAGACAATTAGGCCAACATCTTGGTAAGAACTACAGATCAGGAGCTCTTGGTAAATATGTAGCAAGTGGAACAGCAGAAAAAGAATACTTTGCTGCTAAGAAAGAAGCTGAAACTAAAAAATTAGGAGAAGGCGCTTGGTCAGCTGAAAGAGGGACTTTGTTATCTGATTACCATAAACGTTGGAATACAGCAGGTTATGAAGGTGACTTTGATAAAAATGTATTAACTAAAACTCATAGAGGTTCTCCTAACATAAACAAACTTGTAAGTGACTTAGGTAAAGATGTAACTGAAGATACAATAAGAGACAACCCTTTTTTCAATTCAGGTAAGTGGGGAGAATATCAAACTTTCTTAGATACAAACTATAAAGGTATTGAATTATCAAAGGCTCAAAAAGCTATTGTAGGAGGTCTTTATCAAGATAGTGATGTAGTTGAAGAAGCTCGTATTAGAGCTGCAGTTAGACATGGTGGAGATAGTCCTAGTCTTTACTACGATAATGTAAGTAAAGATGAAATTAAAGCTGAGATTTTAGAAATGGCTAAGCCAGGTGTAACTTCTATCACACATTCTGTTGGAGACAGTAAAGCAAGTGTTCATAAAACTCCTGATTTTGCTGGAGCAGAAGAACGTGCTAAAAAACCTATTATAAACTATTCAGTAGCACACGAAAGTGAGCCTACAGGAATTCAGAAAACTACAGATGTTAAAAAAATGAATGAGCATATAGAATCTACTAAAGATGCTATGGTTAAAGAAACTAACTTACTTATTCAAAACTTTAAAGAAATTCCTGGTTTACAAGAGCTTGTAGAAAACTATAACATAAACCTTAAAGATCCTGAAGATGTTATGTCAGCAATGAACAATCCTATCTTTAGAAAAGCAGTGTTGGAAAATAGCTCTAAAGACTTGTTCGATAAGTATACAAGACTTGAAACTGATTATAACAATGCTATTCAAAGAGATAGAGAAGCTGAAAATGAAGCTAAGACTAAGAACGAAGCTTTATATAACGGTAAAGTTAATTATGAAAACTTTGTTAAGAGTAAATTTGGTTATACTGACGAAGAAGCTAAAATTAGAGGTTTATCAAGCGTTGATAATGTTAAACGAGCAGAACGTTTAGAAAAACTAGGTTTTAAAATAAATATTTTTAATGGG